TAACTTCAGAATTAGGTGAATTACCTTATGCACAATCTGAAGAAGGTTGGGGTAGAGATTCATGGGGCACTGGTAACTGGGGCCAAAATACTACAACTGTTTTAATAGATGGTTTATCAATGTCAGCTTCTCTTGGACCAGATGGTTGGGGAATAAATTCATTTGGTAATGGACAATGGGGTGGAGAATTTACATTTAATATTGAAAGTATAATTGCACCGACCGGTCAAACTCTAGCTGCTGATGTAGGCGATCTTACAATTAGTAGACTTGATATGATATTTGATATTTCTGCACCGGGAGCAATAGGTGCAGGTATAGGTAGTTTAGGATTCTCTAATGGTACTGATCACAGTCAAGGTTTAGCAAGTTTTGCGGTACCTGCTGCAGTAGGATCAGTAGTAGCTTCACCAAATACAATTGCAGAATTAACTGGTTTAACAACAACAGCAGAAGTTTCATCACTTAGTGTAGGTTCAACAGAATTAGTTGATTTAACTGGAGTAGTTTTAAAAGGTGCAATAGGGTCAACTACTGTAGATGCCATGAGAGTTGGTATAAGTGGTGTAACTTTTGAAGCAGACGTAGGGGCAATAAGCCCAACAAACATGACTGTAGGATTGACAGGACTATCGTTTACTGCTAGTTTACAGACTGTAGGTTTTGGTCAAATTGGATATCAAGATGTTGACATAACAGGTAATACATCATATACAGACGTTAACCACGCAGCTTAATAGGAGAACAAAATTATGGCATCAACTTATACGGATCTCGGTCTAGAATTAATGGCAACCGGCGAAAACGCTGGACAATGGGGGACAAAAACTAACGCAAACCTAAGTTTAATTGAACAATTAACTGGTGGTGTTAATTCTCAAGCTGTAACTGATTCAGGTACACCAACTGCTTTAACAATAGCAGATGGTGCTTTAACAGGAACTGCTCAACACAGAGTTATAGAATTATCAGGATCTATTACTGGAAACAGAGTTGTAACTTTTCCTTTACTTACAGAAAATTTTTATTTTATTAAAAACGGAACATCTGGTGCATACACAGTACAGTTAAAAGCTGTATCTGGTTCAGGTGCAACAGTTACTTTTGGAGCAACTGACAAAGGATATAAAATTATTTATCTTGATGGTGTTGCAACCAACACTGGTGTTATTGAAGTGCCTTTAGGAGATGCTAATGAAGTAACTCTTACTGGAACACAAACTTTAACAAACAAAACTTTAACAGCACCTAAAATTGGAACTTCAATTTTAGATACTAACGGAAACGAATTATTACTTTTAACAGCTACAGGTTCTGCAGTTAATGAATTAACACTAGCTAATGCTTCAACAGGTAATGGTCCTATTCTTTCAGCAACAGGTGAAACTAATGTTGATATAAATTTAAATCCTAAAGGAACAGGTGTACTTAAAAGTGCAACGGCTGCAGTTAAAATTGCAGGTTTGGAGACTATGTGGGTTCCAGCTTCAGCAATGTATGGAGCTACAACTAACCCAGCAGATGCACAACAAGTTGAAACAACAGCAATAAGACCTGATATGAAAGTATTAGATTTTGATGCAGGTACAAAAGAGTATGCACAATTTTCAGTTGCTTTTCCAAAATCTTGGAATGAAGGCACAATTACTTACCAATGTTATTGGACTCCAAGTAATACAAATACAGGTAACTGTTTATTTCAATTACAAGGTGTAGCAGTTGGAGATGGTGATACTATCGATGTTGCTTACGGAACAGCAGTCACAGTCACAGACGCTGGTATAGGAACAGTAGAAGATCAACAAATTTCTCCAGTAAGTAGTGCAGTTACAATTGCAGGTTCTCCAGCAGCTGGTGAACAAACTTACTTTCAATTATTAAGATTGGCAGATGACGGTTCAGATACTTTTACTGGGGATGCTAGAGTTCTTGGTATTAGATTATTCTTTACTACTGATGCAGCTAATGACGCATAAGGAATTTAGATATGAGAGATATAAAAAATAAACTTACCACTGGTAAGAACACAAAAACTATACAACAAAGAAGAGCTAAAGGTTTTGGTTATCAGGTCTTAGGATTTGGTGCTGGTGGTTCTGGCCCTCCTTTTGTTGAAGCATCTGGTGGAACTATAACAACAACAGGTGATTACAAAATCCATACTTTTGCAAGTCCAGGAACTTTTACAGTAACAAATGCTGGATCAGCAACTGAAGGTATTGTAGATTATTTTGTAGTTGCTGGAGGCGGCGGAGGCGGTAACAATGGTTATCCGCAACAAAGAGCTGGCGGAGCTGGTGGCGGAGGAGGTTTTAGACTTTCTAATGCAACAGCACAAGTAGCTGCTCCTGTAATGTCTCCTTTATCTGCACCCGCAGGTTTAAACGTTACAGCACAAGGTTATCCAATTACAGTTGGAGCTGGTGGTGTTGGCGGACAACCTGCTACGAACAGTGGTGCATTTCAAGGATTTATCGGAGCTTCTTCAATTTTTTCAAGTATAACATCTACAGGCGGTGGAGGTGGAGGTGGACACCCTCTTATTAGTGGTGGTCCTTCCCCTATCCCTGGTGGCCCTCATGATGGTGGTTCAGGAGCAAGTGATGTAAGTCCAGGTAGAGGAGGAAATACTCCTCCTACAAGTCCCCCTCAAGGAAACAATGGTGGAAACGGTGTTGCTCAACCCCCAGCAACTTTCTCTGCAGGAGGAGGCGGTGGCGCAGGAGGCGTTGGCGGAAACTCAAGTGGTCAGAGTGGAGGAAATGGTGGAATAGGAAGTTTTGTAGCCGATGCAGTAGGTTCAGCTACGCCTACAGCTTATGGAACTCCGGGTCCTGTTGGAAGTACAAGATACTTTTCTGGCGGTGGCGGAGGAATTAACGGTGGTAATGGTTCACCTGCAGGTGGTGGTACAGCATGGCAAGGTCCTGATGCTGCAGCTAACACTGGCGGAGGTGGCGGAGGAAATCAATTTAATAATGGAAATGCCTGTACTGGTGGTTCTGGAATAGTAATATTAAGGTATAAGTATCAATAATATGGCACACTTTGCAAAAATATCTGAAGAAAATAAAGTCCTAACAGTTCTTTATATTGAGAATAAATTTATCGAAGATGAAAACGGCGTAGAACAAGAATCAGTAGGTCAAGCTTATTTAGAGCAACATAATAATTGGCCAGCTCATCTATGGATTCAAACTTCTTACAAAACGCACGGCAATCAACATACAAATGGTGGAACTCCTTTTAGAGGAAACTACGCGGGTATTGGAATGGTGTGGTATCCTGAACACGATGCATTTACAGGTGAAAAACCATATGCTTCATGGGTATACAATTCAACTTTAGCACTTTGGGAATCTCCACTTGGCCCAAAACCTGTGTTAACCGAAGAACAAATAAACGAAACTCTTACTTCTGGTTTGATTTTGTATGAACACCAATGGGACGAAGCTAATCAAGTTTGGAATTTAGTTACTCATTACGAATGGGACGAAGCTAATCAAGTTTGGAATTTAGTTACTCCTTAAACCCACTTAAACAAAATAGTCTGAATATAATTTAAATAACGATTGTTATTATTTTCAATATAATAAAGTTGAGTTGCAGGAAACATAATAAATTCATTTGTTTCTAATCTATGTCTATAAACTTGGTTTGCTTGTCGTTTATTATCATAATGAATAACAATTTCACAAGTTTCTGTATCTGTTCCAACACCATATAAAAAAACATAATCAGAAGAATTTATTAAATCAGCTGGGTTTGCTGTAATCATAGGTTTAGATGTTTCATTTCTTTCAAAAAATGTACCAAAAGATTCTTGAGGTACAAGACTTAGTTTGTGCTCTAGTAGAAAAAAATCAGACATAAAATTTTTTACTTTATCCCATTCTTTAGAAAAATTTAGGTTAATGTCTTGATAGTAATTAGTTAATGTAATATTTTTTATAAGTTCAGATCTATCTATTTCAAATCCTTTTGGCATTTTTATTTCCCCAGAATAAACATCTATTTCTGATAACACTTTTTTATTAATCATTTTTTATCCTTTTGTTGAAGAAAGACCGGGTCTTTAATAAGACCCAAATGAATTCTTCCATCATATATATTTGATTTTCCTTGTTTTGTTTTTGAATTACCATAATGTAAAAAAACTTGAGCATGGTTTTCTCCATTAAAAAAGTTTCTCCAGTGTTCAAGTAAGTCTCCTCTGTATACTAACATATCTCCTGGTTTTAAATCAATACTAATTCCTTTAGGAATATCCTTTGCACCAGGTAAGGTTTCTTTACCAGTTGGGTCAATACATATAGGCCAAGGTTCTCCCCCTAAATGTATTGTTGTAGAGACTTCACAAGAAAACCTGTCTATGTGTCTAACAAGCTCGTCTCCATGTCCATAAATTCTAGCATACGAATAATTGGGTAACAGTTTTAAACCTGTTTGTTTTTCTACCAGTGGCTGTGTTTTTAATAATAAAGTTTCCATAGCCGTATCTCCATATGTGCAAAAAGCTTTTGGAACTTGACCATCACCAAACGTACCAAATATTCTTTCAAACGGTGATATATATTTTTTTTCAAATAAAGAATGTGTGACCTGTCTTTTAATTAAAAGATAGTTGTACAAAAATAAAGCCATATCTTTTGAAATAGCTTTTTTAATTACAACGTATTTATTTTTTTTAAAACTCATTGTATTAAATTTATATTAATATTAACTCTAATACTTGCATCAGTTTGAGATACACTTGCATGAGCCAAACTTCCATCAAAGATTAACATTTGATTTTCTATAGATGGAACTTTTTTTCCATTTTCAAAAAGAGTATAACCGTTATTTGTGTTTATAGAATACAGAGCAACTGTGTGTTTATCAGTAAAATCTACATGAAAGTTTGTTTTTATATGTTTATGTTTTCTAGTATATAAATTAGCTTTTGCTCTTATTAAATAATTAAAATTCAATCTACTTATAAGTGGTGTTAAAACATAATTAAAAAATTGACTGCTTTGTTTATCGTCTTTGTATAAATGATGTGAAAATAAAAAATCAGAAAAATCATTATCGTCTCCAGTAGTAGGACTAAAGAACCAAGGGAAACTGTTATTAAAAAAACACGATTTAACTTGATCAAAAGTTTTTTGTTCTAAAAAATTAGGTATTACTTTCATATTTATTTAAATGGATACCCAAGAGTCCATAAGACTAATGAATACCTTACTCCTTTTGTTACCGGACGTACTCTATGATATACAAAACTTGGGAAAATTACAATAGCTCCTTGTGGTAACACTTCTTTACATTGACGTATGTTTTGTTTTTTAGACCAACCGTGTTCATTAAAATTAAATTCTAATTCTCCTCCAGAATAATTTGATGGATCTGATAATGATATTGTTGCAGATAGTTTTCTAATTTTACCATGTTGGTCTGGTGAATTTGGTTTGTTATAGGGTTCTGGGAAAGAATCACAATGCCAGCTGTAATGTTGGTTAAGTTTATATTTAGTAAATTGAAGATTTTCAGTTACATCAACATTAAAATTCCAACCAGATTGTTTATTAGCTTTTTCTATAAAAGGTAATATTTCTTTATATATCCATCTATCATTTAACCATGCAATACTAGAGTCTCTAGTTTTTTGTATGTTGTTTATATCTTTTTTATTTAAAGTATTTTCGTCTGTATGTCTTCCAATAAGACCAGTAAAATTTCTTTGCATATTTCCATACTCAATAACATCTTCACAAAACCTTTTTGTAAAAGCTTTTGGAAAAACTAAATAGTGTTCTTTTAAATTCATATTTTAATTATAATTAATCCAACCTGTTATAATATATTTTGTATGTTTTTTAGAAACCACACCCTTGTGAGTATGAGTCCAGATAGCGGGCCATATTAAAGTTAATCCTTTTTTAGGTTTATATTTTTTTTTCTGATAAAAAAATTCTGTTTCACCACCTTTCTCTACATCATTTAAATATGTCATAAAAACTAAATGTCTTTTTATTGAAGAAAGGGGTCCATCGTTACAATCCCCATTGTTTTCATAATGCCATTTTTTAAAACCACCATTAGGTTTATATTTTTGAATAACAGGACTTTGAATTACAGACCAGGGTTTTTGGTCTTTATCACAAAATTTAAATTCTTTTTTATATTTATTAATACATTTATCTAATGCCATATAATAGTTAATAGTATCGGTATTACTGTTAAGATTAAAAACGTTTAAATCAGTAGAGTCTTTAATTTTTTTATCTACAGCATTTAAACCTATTGTTCCTTCTGTATGAAAATTTTTGTTTTCGTAAAAACATTTAATTAAATTATCACACACTTTTGTATTTATTTTATAGCTCTTTATAAACATTCTTTATTTCTTTTATTGATATTTTATATAGAAATGATACATAAAAGTCAATATACAGAAAAATGAATACTATATTTAGCGTAGACGTATACAAAGAAAAATTAAATATTAAAAATAAGCCTTTAATTAATTATCTATTGGAATTAAAAAAACAAGATAGCAAAGGCAGAAAAATAAGTAATCCTACAGGATGGCAGTCTTTTAATATTGACGCAGCACAAAAGATATTTTTAAATTTAAATAAAGAAATAGAAAAAAATTTTGTTAACTATATAAACAGTATCCCATTAAATAACACCTTTCAAATTACTAGTATGTGGGGAAATATTAATACCTATAAAGACTACAACATAGCTCACACCCATGGGGGTTCAGTAATTTCAGGAATTTATTATTTAAAAACCCCCCCAAATTGTGGCAGACTATGTTTCTATAACCCTGCACATGAGGGTATTGACTATCTGTGGGAATATTGCATTGAAAAATTTACTCCACAAAACAGCTCTAGTTGGAAGATAGATGTTGAAGAAGGCGACCTAGTTTTATTTCCAAGTTGGTTAAAGCATGGGGTAGAACCCAATTTAAATAAAAAAGAAAATAGAATATCTCTTGCTTTTAATATCAGTGCAACAAATGCTAGATAAATGAGCATTTACAAAATTCAATAACTATATATAATACCTGTTAAACAGGATTTTATATGTTACAAAAACTAGGAATTGTCCCCGGATATAATAAACAGGTTACAGAATTAGGCGCTGAAGGACAGTGGTTTGATGGTAATAATGTTAGGTTTAGATATGGTTCACCGGAAAAATTAGGTGGCTGGGATCAACTAGGCGAAGATAAATTGACAGGGGCTGGTAGAGCTTTGCATCATTGGGATAATAATGTAGGTATTAAGTACGCAGCAATAGGCACAAACAGAATGTTGTATGTGTATTCTGGAGGTCAGTTTTATGACATTACTCCAATAAGAGTAAGTATAGCAAACGTTAATTTTTCAAGTGCAAGCGGAACTCCAACAGTCACAGTTACATTTGCAACGTCTCATGGTATGCAAGAAGATGATGTTATATTATTTGATGGTGTAAGTGGAGTTACTGCAATAGGGTCTACTTTTAACGACGCTTCTTTTGAAGATAAAAAATTTATGGCAACGTCTGTGCCGACAGCTACATCAATTACAATTACAATGCCAAGTAATGAAACAGGAACTCAATTAAGTAATTCCGGAGATGCTACAGGAAAACCTTTTTATCATGTTGGCCCATCTCAACAATTAGGTGGATTTGGTTGGGGTACAGCAAATTTTGGCGGAACTGCTTCCGGTATTGCAACTACAACTCTAGCAACTGCTTTAACAGA